GTGTAAAAGCTTCGCAGGTTCGATTCCTGTTCTCTCCGCTTTATAAATACCAGAAAAGTCTTTGTGACGAATGGGTATTCAGATAAACGGAAATACTGATACTATTTCAGCAGTTGATGGTGCGTTGACTGTCAGTGGTGCCGAACTGCCTACTGTAACGAACTTAAATGCGACTGGTATTGTTACTGCGACTGGGTTTGTTGGAAATATAACTGGGAATGTTAATGCGACTGGTGTAAGCACGATTGCGACTCTTAATGTTACTCAATCAAACCCAACTAACTTAAATGTTTCTGGTGTTACAACTACGGCAACCTTAAGAGCAACAAGTATTGTAGGTGTAACGACTGCTGGTATTACTACGGCTTATATTGGTTCTGTTAATGACGGTCCCATCTCCGGTGTCCGGAATAAAATAATCAACGGAGATATGAGACTGGATCAGAGAAATAGTGGGGCGAGTGTTACTCCTACCGGTGACACTACTTATACAGTTGACCGATGGCCAGCCAGGCTTTCCCAGGCGTCAAAATATAGTGTTCAGCAGGTGTCTGATGCTCCTGCTGGATTTGTTAATTCTCTTAAAATAACATCGCTATCATCATATTCAGTAACCTCTACAGATTATTTTTGCGTTGATCAATATATAGAAGGATTAAACTCATCAGACCTTGCCTGGGGAACTGCATCTGCCAAAACAGTTACTTTATCTTTTTGGGTCAAGTCTAGTTTAACGGGAACTTTTGGAGGATCGGTTTTTGGATATCAAGTGGGATATCCTAGTTATGTGTTTTCTTATTCAATTTCTGCTGCAAACACTTGGGAGTATAAAACAATAACTATTTCTGGACCGACAAGTGGAACATTTGTATCTACTAATGCAGGTAATATCGTAATAGAGTTCAGTTTTGGTGTTGGATCATCATTAAGCGGTACGGCAGGAACGTGGAATAATTCCGTTCTTTATCGGTCTGCTACAGGAGCCGTTTCTGTCGTCGGAACAAACGCCGCTACGTGGCAAATCACAGGAGTTCAGTTAGAATCCGGTACTGTTGCGACCCCGTTTGAGAGAAGAAGTTACGGACAAGAGTTAGCATTATGTCAGAGGTATTGTTATGTTATCAGTGGTTCTTTGCAATTTAATGGATCTGGATATTCTAGATATTTTTTACACACAAGTTCAGCTTCTGGTGCACTATCTTATATAACATTTCCAGTTCAAATGAGATCTACACCAACATTAGTACAAAAAAATATCGCTTTTGGATCTACAATAGAATCTTTTAATTATGCAACCGCTCTAGCAATGAATTTTACTACAATAGCCCTAGCAGAGGGAGATGTTTGGCACTCACAGTTGACATTTAGTGGGGCATCTGGATTAACTGGCGCGCAAATTGGATCTTGGAGATGGACAAATGTCCCTGACGCATATATAGGATTTTCTGCGGAGTTATAAAAATGTATCAAAAATACTATATTGACGGTAGAATATTTGAAAATGGAATTAAGCGTCTTTCGGATGGTGCATTTATCCCACCAGACCCAGCAAATACTGACTATCAACAGTATCTTCTCTGGTTAGAAGAAGGTAACACTCCTCTTCCACCAGACCCAATTCCCGAACCAGAACCTCTAACACCACAACAAAAGTTAGAGGCAGCAGGACTCTCAATAGAAGAACTCAAAGAACTTCTGGGTCTCTGAATTTAATAATCTCTTAACCACTATCACCAAACCCTAACAAACTTGACATAGTAGAAATACTCACTAGTATAACTAATAATATTCAATCTAAAACCCTATGGATCAACGCACCTACGACAATTGGGTGAAGATCAAGGAGACGTTTGAAACGTCTGGTAATACGGACAATATGTTCTACAAGAGATCTGTTGAAATCGTAAAGACCAGAAAAGACCCACTTGCGAAGTTTCTTGGAGATGAGAAGTGATGGAACCTCAAGACGAGTTTGTAAGCCGTTCTGAAGTTCAGGAGATGATTGATGCTGCTATACGACGACACAACCGTAATGCTTCTATCATTAGTATGTGCGTCGGTTGGGTGGTCCTTGCTTTATTTGCTGAGGGACTATTAAGACTTGTTGGAGTTATTCCGCCAGTATTACCATGGCTCAACATTACCCTGAACTAATCGGTATTGTTTTCCTGTTAGTATTTGCCGCCACGATGTTATATCAAGGCACTTGTATTATGAAAGGTCAAAGAGGATATTCTCTCCGAGACTATATGAAACAGGAAAGTTCAAATATGCGTAAAAGAATAGAAGACTTACTCAAGGACAAATGATCTCTCTTACAGAAGAAGATTTAAAAGAACTCCAAAGAAGAGTTACACAACAAAAAATAGAAGAACTATTTGAAGAACCATCTACTTATGAGGACGAGAATGATGAATACTAATTTAGTTTTCAGCGCAATAACGATTTTAGGTGCGATTGGATGTTTTGTTGTATGGGGACTTAATAACGCATATCCACAATAAAATTATGTTACTAGGAAAACTATTGTTATTTGCTTCAGTCCCATTTGTTTTAGCAACACTCTATTTCGGAACAAGAGAAGGGTATTATGACTCCAAAGACTATAAGGGAAATGGAACCGCACACTAGACAGAGATATCACTTTGCTGCTTCTGCTTTTGTGAGAATGTGGGGACACAGTTCATTACACGACTGTCGTATTGTAGAGTTCTGTGTTGAGTGGGCACATAAAGAAGAAGATGCCCCATTAGATAATAGTGTTGATCAATATTTTTACTATGAGTTCAAGACCTGGAGGGGATACTAATGGGACACTTTTCAAGGTGGGTATTAGAAAATCCTTATACTCTTGGTATTATTGGATATGTTCTAATTGTTGTACCGATTATGGGTATCTGGGCGATTCATAAATACGATTGGCAGCACTGGGCTCCATTTGACAGGGGGCACAGGAAATAGTATAATACTTCTGTTGGGAGGCAAGACCACTCAACGCAACCGGGTTTAGCGCAGTTTGGTAGCGCATCTGCTTTGGGAGCAGAGGGTCGGGGGTTCGAATCCCTCAACTCGGATCGCCAGTTTCTTGACTGGCACACTTGACTAAACATCCAACAACCTTTATAATACTAAGGCAACAATTCAAAACAATGTCTCTGATTCAAAAGTTCAAAAAAGATGTTAGCACTCTTCGTCTTGCTGCTAACGGGGAAATCTATCTTGATGTAAAGAGTCCGAAACTTTATAAAAAGGTCCGCCGCTTTTATGAGAATGAAGGCGTTGTGTTTTCTGGTGACCCCCTTGACGACTACGAAATGCTTATGGAGTATGTCGCCAGTGATCTTGAGGCAGTTGAAGCGTGATGAAAGTCGTAAGAAAACCAACTGTTCTTATGGAGCGGTTTCCTTATCGTTATATTCAGGTCGGTACTTTGGAAATCAATGGAAAACCTGATTGTCGTATTCAAAAAGTAGATTCCTACACTGGAAGGTATCGGGACATGTATCTCTGCGATAATGAGATGCAACTGATGACTGCGATGGAGGACTTTGACTACACTTGTTGGTTGGATCCTGATAGGGTTCCTGCTTATATTCACGATGACAAAGAAGACACGGATGGTCTATAACAGCACTGGTCGGTGATGAATCCCCCTTATGTCTAAAACAAGTATCCTGAGATACATTGGCAACTTTCTCCTCTTACTTGGTTATCAAATCATGTTATGGGGAGATTTTAAATACGGTTTGATTATAAAGTTTATTGGAGGTTTACTCGGTATTCCTTTTGCCATCAAACTCAAACTTTGGGATGTGCTATTTTTAATTGCATTCTTTGGTATCACTGAAATATCAAAGTTAACCCAACTTACACTTAGTCCTGGAATGACTTAAAACTTATACTGGTGGAGTCAAATATGACCCTATTTGAGTTTACTGCCTCTCTCAAGGGCAGTTGGTGCGGATGGGACTCTCTCCCGCCTGGTTTCCAATTTCCAGTCAAAGAATTGGTGGCGTGCATGAAAGACCTGATGGGAGAGTTGCATAAACTCTCCTTTTTTGGTATAATGATTTGATATTAAATTAATTGTATGAATATACACTTGACTTATTTTGGAGATAATAATTTCTCTATTGGTAAGAATAGACTAAAAAAACAGGCAGAGAGTTTTGGAGTTTTTAAATCTATTCAAGAGTTTGATGAAGATGATTTAGTTGGCGATTTCTGGGATAATAATGCCAGCAAAATGATGGGGCAGCGAGTTGGTATGCCAAGTAGATTTTATGGATATTATGCTTGTAAATCTTACTTTGTTGGGGAAGCACTTAAAAATATACCAGAAGATGATGTCCTTTTATATGTTGATTCTGGTTGCGAGTTGAATAAAAATGGTCTAGAAAAATTGCAACAATATTGTCAAGAGTGTCTGGAAACATCCGGTGTCTTTTTTACATTGGATCTTCCAGAGATTCAATGGACAAAGATGGATACTTATCGTAGAATTATGAATGATGATGACCAGTATCTGATGACTCGGCAAATTATTTCTGGCATCTTCTTTATGAAGAATGATAATCTGATGAGAAGCATCGTCGATAAGTGGAAATCCATTTCTATTGAAGATAACGGTCATTATCTTGATGATAGTCCATCAGTAATTGCAAATGATTCAATTTTTATAGAGAATAGACACGACCAATCTATTTTTTCTCTATTGTTAAAATCTGAAGCAGAATCTCATGATTTTACTTTTCATGAAGATGACACTTATGAAACAATCTGGAACTCTGCTGGATACTCTGGCGTCCCAGTAGGACCAGAGCAAGCACGAATCTGGAATACTTATGGTAAAGAGTATCCAATCTGGGCAACCAGAAACGGTCAAATCGATTTTACAAATTGTCAAGCATGAAAAAAGCACTTATTACTGGCATCACAGGTCAAGATGGATCTTATCTTGCTGAGTTACTTTTAGAAAAAGGATATGAGGTTCACGGTATTATTCGTCGCTCATCTTCGATTAATACATCTAGAATCGATCACATTTATCATAAAATTAAATTGCATTATGGAGATCTTACGGATTCTACAAATCTTGTAAGAGTGATTCAATTAGTTCAACCAGATGAAATTTATAATCTTGGCGCTCAAAGTCATGTAAAAGTTTCTTTTGAAACACCAGAATATACTGGTCAAGTTGATGCTCTCGGCACTCTCCGAGTTCTTGAAGCAGTGCGTCTTCTGGGAATGGAAAAGCATGTAAGAATCTATCAAGCATCTACGAGTGAATTGTTTGGTTTGGTGCAGGAGATTCCACAAAAAGAAACAACTCCATTCTATCCCCGCTCGCCATATGGTTGTGCCAAGATTTATGGATATTGGATCACCAAAAACTACAGAGAATCTTATGGAATGTATGCTTGCACGGGCATTCTTTTTAATCATGAATCTCCTCGTCGTGGTGAAACATTTGTGACTCGTAAGATTACTCGTGCGCTTTCAAGAATTTCTACCGGAGAACAGCAGATTCTTGAGTTGGGCAATCTAAATGCAAAGCGTGATTGGGGACATGCTAAAGATTTTGTTGAAGCAATGTGGATAATGCTGCAGCAAGAAGAACCAGATGATTTTGTAATTGCGACGGGAGTTCAGTATTCTGTTAAAGAATTTGTAGAAGAAGCGGCTCCATATTTTGGCATGAATATCGTGTGGGAAGGAGAAGGTCTTAATGAGATTGGAATTGATAAAAACACGAGAAAAACCATTGTTAAAGTCAACCCTAAATATTTTCGACCTGCTGAAGTAGAGACTTTGTTGGGTGATGCCACTAAGGCAAAGGAAAAACTAGGTTGGGAACCTAAGATTTCTTTTAAACAATTAGTTGAGGACATGTGCATTTATGGACAGTAATTCTAAGATTTTTATTGCAGGTCATAGAGGGCTTGTTGGATCTGCAATTTGCAGGCATTTGATTGCTAATGACTATACAAATCTTCTGACTCGCTCTAGAGCAGACTTAGATTTGAGAGTTCAAAAAGATGTTGATGAATTCTTTGCTGAAGAAAGACCTGAGTATGTTTTCCTTGGTGCAGCAAAGGTCGGTGGTATTGGATATAATAAAGTAGCACCAGCCGACTTTATTCGTGAAAATCTTCAGATACAAACAAATGTAATTGATGCAGCATATCGTAATGGGTGTAAAAAACTTCTCTTCTTAGGGTCTGCTTGCATCTATCCCAAACATGCTCCAGTTCCAATTAAAGAAGAATATCTGATGACTGGTCCTTTGGAACCAACTAATGATGGATATGCTATGTCCAAAATTATAGGTTACTATATGTGCAAAAGATATACTGAGCAATATGGATTCCCAACAGTTTCAGTAATGCCTAATAATCTATATGGCATTAATGATAACTTCATTCCGAGTCAATGTCATGTAATTCCAAGTTTCATTAACCGATTTATTCAATCGAAAGAAAATAACGATTCTGAGGTTGTTTGTTTTGGTGATGGAAGTCCAACAAGAGAATTTCTTTTTTCGGACGATCTTGCGGATGGGTTAGTATTTTTGATGAATAATTATGAGAATCCTGAGGTAATCAATATTGGACCAAATAGAGAGGTGAGTATTAAAGAACTTTCTGACTTAGTTGCAAAGGAAGTTGGATACACTGGTAAGATTGTTTGGGACACTACAAAACCAAATGGCACACCAAGAAGAGCATTAGATACTTCTAAAATGGATTCTCTTGGTTGGAAAGCACAGACTCCTCTGGAAGAAGGATTAAAGATAACAGTTGACTGGTTTCTTCAAAATAGGAGTAATTATGTCCGTCTATAACTGGCCACTTATGAAGAATTCTATCTCTCTATGGGATAGATTTCAACTTGCAAAATTTGTACTAACTTCCGACAAGTTTACTCAGGGAGAAAATGTTGAGGGATTTGAAAATGAGTGGTCCAAATGGTTGGGATGCAAGTATTCTTTATTTGTAACATCTGGAAGCACAGCAAATTTTTTATTAGTTGCTTCAATCATTGAAGAGTATGGTTTAAAGAGTGGTGATAAAGTTTTATTGCCATCTTGCACCTGGGTTACAAATATCAATCCAATTATTCAACTAGGACTAACTCCCATCTTTTGTGATGTAAATCTTGAGAATTATAGTTTTGATTTAGAAAATCTAAAAGAAATATCAAAATGTCACCCAGATATTAAATTAGTTTTTGTTACACATCTTTTGGGGATTCCTGCACAAGTAGAAGAATATCGTAAATTATTCCCTGAAGCTCTGTTTGTTGATGATGTCTGCGAATCTCATGGATGTTTAGATAATCTTGGAGATAAGGTAGGAAAGAATAGTTTAGGATCTACTTTTAGTTTTTATTTTGGGCATCATATGTCCACAGTAGAAGGTGGAATGATATCTACGAATAGTAAAGATTTATATGACCTAATGAAAATGAAAAGGTCTCATGGATTGGCAAGAGCATCTGACCAATTTGAATATTATCAGAATCAAAATCCTGAGATTGAAAAATCTTTTCTCTTTGTGAGTGATGGATACAATTTTAGAAACACTGAATTTGGTGCGGTTCTTGGATTGACTCAACTTAAAAGATTGGATAAGTTTATTGAAACTCGTAGAAGGTCATACGAAGAATTTGTAAGAATAATGTCTTCTGAAAAAAACAAAGACAATTTTTATCCAATAGTGTATAATAAAGGTAATAGTTGTTTTTGTTTTCCATTCATATGTAAAACAAAAGAAACTAAATTAAAACTTATTGAAATATTTAATAAGTATAAAATTGAATATAGACCCGTTGTTGGTGGGAATCTTTTAAGACAACCATATCTTAAAAATTATACAATTTCTTGTAAAAAACAAAATCTAAATGTAGATTTGATACATGAGAACGGAGTTTATATCGGCAATAATCAATTTGTATCTCAAAAAGATATGAATCTATTAGAAAATATTCTAGGAGAATTATGAGTAAGTTTGGTGAAATGATTGACCAGTGTATTAAAGAAACCATTGATGAAGTTCTTTCTCGCAGAGAACTTCCTGACGTTGAATACATTGAAACTGACAATCTTGGTGAGGTTGTTGAAAAACTTTCAATTCTTCATACTCGTATGTGGATGTTGGAGGATGCAATTCAGGAAGCGGAGACTGATGAGGAAGTTGCCAATTTGAAGCGTAAGATTGATATTTGCTTCAAAATCAAACGCCCCCGTTTGGTTCAAGCAGTAAATCTTCTTGTAGATAATGCGATTGCAACTGGAAGATCTCTTCGTGAAGATTCTGTAAAACTTTATAAGGGAGTTGAGTGATATGTCACTCAAATATATTCATCATCACCTGGGTTTGGGGGACCATATTATTTGTAATGGTATGGTTCGCCATTTTTGTAAAAAGTATAATAATATAGTCTTATTTTGCTATACACATTACTACGATAATGTGAGTTATATGTATCGTGATTTGAATAATCTAGAAATCTTTACTTTTGATAGGGAAGAAGAGGCAATTCTATTTGTCGAGAATAATCCAACTGTTAAAAATAATTTACTTAAACCAGGATTTGAAAATCTTGATAGTTGTTTAGATAGAATGACATTTGATGAGGCATTTTATTATCTTGCGGGATTAGATTTTCAAATTAGATTTGATGAATTTTATTTTGATAGAGACTTAGAAAAAGAAGAAGAAGTTTGCAAAACATTAAATCCAGATAATGAAAAATATATCTTTGTTTTAGACGATCCTAATAGAGGATATAATATTGATATGAGTAAAGTTACGAGTGATTATAAAGTTATTCGTAATGACTATCAATTTGGTATGTTTGATTACATCAAACTTCTAGAAAATGCAGAAGAAATTCATATGATGCAAACTGGATTTTTGGATTTAGTCAATTCGTATGAAATAAAAAAACCAAAAATTTACAGACATAAGTATGTGAGAAATTATCCAGATGCAATTCATTCAAAAGGATTAAATGAGGTAATTAATATTGACTAAAACCGGATATATTTCATATTCTGATTCACGATTTAATTACTCATATAAAGGATTTTGCTCTATTGTTTGTGGAATTATTGATATGGCAATGGAGCATTATCTTGATAAAGGTAATTTTAATATTGAAATATCTGAATCTCAAACGCTATCATTATTTGACAACATTTCTCCCAAAACAAATGATGTATATGATGTTGGGTCTTGGTGGTTAGAGAGATATTTTTCTAATCAA